CGTGCTCTTGTGTAATCAGCTTAATCAGTAACAAAGCCTATGGAATCCCATGGGCTTTTTTATTTCAAAAATTTCAGAGGTTGCTATGGCTTTAAAAGTCGGAATTATTAAAAGCTCGGATGTTGCTAAGTGGTGCACATTTGAAACTGAAGGTGGGCAGGCTGAGTTTAAGATCCGGGGAATTGGTTATAAGCCCTTTCAAGTTGCACTAGAGAAGGCAGGTAACCAAATCACATCCAAAGGCTATGATGTGATGGTAAAAGATGAAAATGCCAAGCTATATCATGAACTATTATTAGATGCATGTGCTGCTCACCTGATCGAAGATTGGAAGGGGATAGTTTTTTCAGAAGTTGTAGATGGTCAGCCAGTTGAATCGGAAAAACCATATACCCCTGAGAATGCTTCAAAGCTTCTCAATCAGGGGGACATTGGTATTTCAATCTGGTTATTCATCAAAGAGCAGGCACAGAAGATTCAGGAAGAAGCCGACAAGGACAAGGCTTTAATTCTGGGAAAGTCATCGAGCTCTACAAATACCAAAAAGCGTATGCGTCGAAAACGCCGCACGAAATCGAACAAATCAAATTCTTAGGTGGCCACATTCCGGATCCGCCAGAATATTCTTATGCGGCAGAGTCCATTCTTTCGGTATTTAGCACTATATGCCGATCCAGACGGTATGAGCAGGGTATCCCGTTATCTTTAGATCAGCAGGCAATCAATGTCTATGCTGAGCATAATGATTTGCCCGTGGCTGCTCATATTTTTAATGACTGTATTTTTGCATTGGATAATTTGTTTTTGGAGGAGTGCCATAAGAAGATATCAACCAAAAGCAAAGGTAAGTGACCAAATTGGGTATTGCCGGGCTGAAAAGCCCAATTTGGTCAAAACGTCAAACAATTAAGCAGTTGTTATTAAACGCGACTCAAAATAACGCAGTCGATGTTACAAAATACTTGATCTGGATTGACAGAAAATTACCTTTAAGGTATTGCGCGTGATTATCAAATGATGAATAATCACCTTACCGTCAATATTTGACGGTTCAGCATTCTTTTACTCTTTCCGAGAACCTTGGTGTTTGCTTGTATGTGTTTAACATTAACTGAAGCTAAACAAAAACTTAGAGCATCTGCTAGAGATACTAGCAGAATCAAGTTAACCACACATGCAAAAGAAAGAATGAAAGAACGCTGTATCTCCATGAAGCAAATTATTTGCTGTTTTGAACATGGAGACATCACTGAGGGACCATATTTGGATGCTCGTGGAACTTGTAAAGCAAATGTTTCTGTTCGTACTGCTGGTGAATATATTACCGCTACAGTTGCATTTAAAGAGACCGCGAACGGTGACCTTTCAGTCGTAGTTACTACATTTTAAGAGTAGGCTAAATTATGTATCACTATGAAGAATGTGGCTTAAGTAATATTTGGCTACAGAATGGTTTTACTATTGAAAATGATGAGGAATTTGGCGAATTGGTATCAATCCAATCTGTCCATGAACTCCATAATGCCATAGGCCTATATTTAATAACTCATAAGCCAGAACTCAATGGTGAAGAAATAAGATTTCTTCGTAAAGAGCTAAATTTATCGCAAAAAAATCTTGCGGGGCTTTTACGTGTTGGCGAATCTAGTATTCGGCACTGGGAAGCTGGTCGTTCGTTAATTGGAAAACCAACAGATTTATTACTCCGTGCTTTATATCAAGAGCACGTACAAGGTGATGGTGAATTAAGACAGTTAATTGAAAATCTTAATCATCAAGAAAGAACATTAGTTCCAAGTGAAATTAGTTTTTCATATGGAAATAACCATTCATGGCATCAAACCAATTGTGAAATAGCTTAGTTAGTTTTATTTGATAGAAACCACCTTCGGGTGGTTTTCCTTTATGTGACATTTAGTAACCAGTTTGTTAAAGTTAGTACACTTTATAACAAACGGTGAAATTCATGAAAAAGATAATTTTAGGGAGCATGTTAGTGGCTGTTTTTTCCACATCATTTTCACATGCTTTAGCTCCCAAAAATGGAGATGAGCCAACTTATTGTGAGCAGATTGTTTCGGTCCACGGCTTATTAACTAGAGCACAATTTGAATGTGGATATAGTGAATATAACAATGAGTTAATCTCAGATTCAGCCAAGTGTTTTCAGCATGAACTTGGTGAAGAATATGGGAAAAAAGTCCTTATGTTTGGCATGAAAGAATTTGACCGAAATGTAAAAAAAGACGGGAAGAATAAGATTTGTAATAGTTTATTAAAAGAATTTCCAGAGTATGTAAGGAAGTAACTGATGAAAAAGCTACTACCACTTGCATTTTTACTCACAGCATCATTTGTAACTCACTCAGCCGATACTAATGATAAACACTGTAGAGATGTGAATAAACTTGCTGAAAATGTCATGCTCTTTAGGCAAGAAGGGGTTTCTGTGGTTAGACAAATGGAGATGATAGAGAGTATCAAACCAAGCAGGGATTTCAAAAGGTTAATGGAGATGATGGTCGAGGAAGCCTATAAAGAACCAAAGTTTGGATCAGAAGAGTATAAGGCGGAAGCAATAACTGAATTTGCAAACAATTGGTACATTCAGTGCAAGCAAGCAAATCGAAATAAATAGAGCACTTTAAGGTGCTTTAATTGTTGAAACTAAGAAAAGTTTATAAGTAGGTTTTTATGAGAAAGATAGTTTTATTAGGTTTGGTTTTCTTGCCGTTTTTGGGGAACGCGAGCCCATTTCCAAAACAAGCTGAAGAAGAAAAAAGTGAAAAGTTTTGTCGAGGATGGATGGATATCGCTGAAAGCATTATGGCAGAAAAGCAGAAAGGCACCTCGTTATCGATAATGCTTAAATCTTCTGATAGTATGAAAAGTAAAGAGGATGAACGTCTGATAAGAACGATTATACGAGATGCTTACTCACAACCAAGTTATTCAACTCCATCAATAAAGAAAGAACAGCTTAATGAATTTGCTGCTAGGTATTATTTAAATTGTATTGATGTCGTGCAGAAATCCGGTAGTTAAAAAGCACCCTAGGGTGCTTTTTCATATAGTGGTAATTATATTGAACTTATTCTATTTTTTTTAAAGAATCCAATTCCTTTTCCAATTTTTCAATTCTTTCTAAAGCGTTAACAGCATCAATAAAACGCAGCACTTTTTCCATATTGATTGAACGTGGTAATTCAAAGCTTTGCTCAAGCCTGTATTGAGCTTCAGCATTAATTGATCGGCCACTCTCAGTTGCGGCTTGCTTAATCTTTTCTTTCAATTCTTCTGGAATGCGTAGATTAAATTGAATATCAGCCATTATATTACAACTAAATTGAAGGTTGTTAGCATTATGCTATCAAAAAATATTGACATCAATATTAGCATATTGCTAACATAGCAAAACGCTAACATTTGATGTGAGACTATAAAGGAGAAATTATGAATGTTGTACAAATGAATACGCGGATGCCTGAGGAGCTAAAAGAGTTTTTGTTAGAGCAGGCAAAGAAAGAAGGGCGCTCTCTGAATAACTACTTAGTGAGACATTTTGAAGAGCTTAAAAAGAAACTAACGCGAGAGAGTGCGAAAGCATGAAATCAATAGGCAACAAAAAAGCCCATGATCTTGGCGGACAGGGCTTAATTGATGTCGCAATCTACAGGAAAGACAACATGTCTAATTTAACACAAAACTTTTTAAATCCAAATAATAAGCCATTAGTTATTGGTGAATTTACTATTCGCCAAGATGAAGATGGGCGTTATTGCTTGAATGACCTTCACAAGGCTAGTGGAGACTTGGCTAAACATAAGCCTGCTAACTTTTTGCGTAATGAGCAAACGCAAGAATTAATCAAAGAAATCGACAGCTTCTCAAATATGAGAAGCTCAGAAAACGACCACCCCTCAAATATGAGGAGTGCTGTAAAAGTGGTCAATGGAGTTGGGACATTTGGAGTAAAAGAACTAGTTTATGCATATGCAATGTGGATTAGCCCTAAATTTCATTTAATGGTAATTCGTGCCTATGATTCACTTGTGATGGAATGGTTGCTTAATGGAAAACAAACTATCTCACCAGAACAAGCTGGCATTCTTTATAACATTGTTCATACAAGAGCAAAAGGTAATAAAAATTTGATTGTGCAAATGTGGAGTCGCTTAAAGAATCACTTTAAATACTCAGCAAGTTACCGAGAATTGAGAGCGATTCACTTTGAAGATGCTAAGCATTATTTAGAAGTTATGGATTTAAAGGCAAAACCAGAGGAAAAGAAACCTCAAGATCCTTTATTTGATAAAGATGCCTATGAGCTGGTTCGCAAACTTACTGAAGCAGTCATCATAGAAAATGATGAAATCGTTCCAGTTCTGCTTGCTGTAAAAATGCTTGATGTGAAGAAGTTCGCGTATTACTCACACTTAGTAGTGAAAGCGAATGAAGCAGCGCGAGATATTGCTAGATTGTTGGATTTCAGGAACCTACAAAATGAGCCGTTGATCGATGCAGACTGTTCGGTGATAGCCATGTCTAATGGACAAAGATTTCTAGCACGACCGAACTGGTTTAACTGCCCAGCTTAGTAATTATTTTTAAATTAAACAGAGCCCACTCATTTGAGTGGGTTTTTTAATGCCTAGAGGAAAGTAAAGATGGCACAAGAATCCCGTTTGGTCATTGTTATTGATTCGCAAAATGCTGAACGTAATGCGCGTAATCTAGGCAATGAACTGGATAGCATTGAGCGTAAAGGTGATTATGCTTCTAAGTCTATGGATGGCTTATCTGTAGCTACGCGAGCACTAGCTGGGTATATGGCTGGGCTAGTAACAGTAAGTTCTGCCATTTCAAAGATGGATACATATACTGGACTACAAAATCGCCTTAAGCTGGTCACTAAAAATCAAGTTGAACTAAATAAAGCGACTGAAGATACATTCCAGATCGCACAAAAAACCTATTCAGCATGGGATTCTGTTTTACAGGTCTACCAGCGTTTTAGTGATAATGCCAAAACTTTAAACCTCACAATGGATGACACAGCACGTTTAACTGAAACAGTTTCTAAAGCTGTAGCAATTAGTGGTGCAAGTGCAGAAGCTGCTGATGCAGCTTTAGTTCAGTTTGGGCAGGCTTTGGCAAGCGGAACGTTGCGTGGTGAAGAGCTTAATTCTGTAATGGAGCAAACCCCGGCATTAGCAAAGGCTATTGCTCAAGGTATGGGGATCACCGTAGGAGAGTTGCGTTCAGTTGCGGCTGAAGGAAAAATTACTTCACAAGAAATCGTTAAAGCGCTTAAAAATGTTCAAAATGATGTAGATGCATTATTTGCTAAAACTGATATTACAATCGGGCAGTCTCTCACACTCCTAAACAACGAGATCACAAAATTTGTTGGCGAAGCAAGTAAGGGAAGTGGTGCGGCACAGGTATTAGCTGGATCAGTTCAAACTCTTGCAAGTAATTTAGATTTAATTGCTGATGGGGCTTTAGTAGTTGGTATTGGATATATCACTCGTGCAATTTTGATGAAGAGCGCTGCTATTAAAGAGGGAATGGCTTCAACTTTAGCGAGCCGCCAAGCATCTGTATTAAATGCTCAAGCAGAATATGCAGAAGCTACCGCTGCTTTGAATGCAGCAAAAGCTCATCTCGCGAATGTGCGAGCAACAAATGCAGAAACCCAAGCTAAATTTGGAGCAACTGCAGCAGCAACTCGATATGCTCAGGCACAAGCAGCCGTAACTGCTGCTACAAATGCACAAACAGCAGCTCAAATTAAGCTAAATACTGCAACTTCAATTGCAGGGAGACTAGCTAAAGGGGCGTTTGGATTAATTGGTGGGTGGGCTGGAGTTGCAACATTAGGAGTAATGGGATTAGCGGCAGCCTATTCTTATTTTAGTAATAAGGCAGAGGAGGCAAAGCAAAAGCTTGCTGAACAAGCTAAAGTTGCTGAGAAAGCTGATGAGGAGTTAAAAAAATTAACTGGCAATGATAAGGCTAAAGCAGTTAATGATTTAACTACTGCTTTTAATGCACAAAATAAAGCATTAGAGAAATCATCGCGTGCTGTAGGGTCTGCATTAATTGATATCGAGAACTATGCACGAGGAAATAGGGAGGTTGAAAAAATTTCCCAAGAAGCGAGAACTGGAACTATCAGCTATACAGAAGCCATTGAACGTCTAAATAAAATTAAGTTGCCTACAGATCTATATGAAAATCTGAAAAAACAGGCTGCGCAGTATGATGACAATGCATCTAAAGCAAGTTTATCAGCTGAGAAACTTAAATTATTAAGAGTTGAAGTGAAACTTGGAGGTAATGAAGCACAAAATGCGGCAATTCAGCATCAAAAACAAGCGGATGCTTTAGGAAATACTGCTACTGAAGCAGAAAAGGCAACTAAGGCTTTGCAAGATTATCAAGCCAAGCAAAAAGATAGCGTTATTGATTCAATCTATAAATCAGGTTGGCTTGATAAAGGTTACACTGTTGCTCAAGCTAATGCCATTTTAGAACTGCAAAAAGCTAAAGGAATGAGTGCAATTTTGTCTAAAGATGAAATTGATAGCGCACTTAGAAATCTCAAGATCATCGAAGAACAACAGGAGCGAGAAGATAAATTAACTGAAGCTAAAAGAAAGCAAACCAAAGAGGCTGCCAAACAAGCTGTTCTACTTGCGGGGAATAATGAGCAAGCAAGAAATATGCTTCGGGTTTACCAATCCTTCCGTAATGCAGGCTTAGGCGATAAACAAGCTCGTGTAATGACAGCTCAAGTTGGACGAGAGACTGATTTTAGAAATGAGGCAATGTTTGGTAGTCACAAAGATGCCAATAATGGTTATAACAACACAGGATTTTTATCATGGCAAAAAAGTCGCTCAACTAAATTAATGCAGTCTTTACAAGGGCAAGGAGTCTTGGATAAAAACGGTAAAATCCAGCAAACTCAAGATGCATTAGATGCAATGGCTAAACATGCTGTGCAAGAGGCGATGACCGATAAAAGTTATAGTAAATCTAAAGCAGCTCTTCTTAATGACGATTTAGACTATCGAAGTTTAGAGAGAATTGTTGCCAAAAATTTTGTTGGCTGGGACTATGACGGGAAAAAGCTTGGCAAAGCTAAAGCTTCACAGCATTTAGCCAAACAAGACTCTTACTATAATCAGCTTAGTAAAATTTTAGGGGATAACCCCGAAGCAGCCTCAAAAGCAATCGGCGATCTTTCAAAGTTTGAAGATGAAGCATATAAGGCACGTGCTAAAACTCTTGAGGAAGTTAAGCAGCTACAGGCAACATATGACTCAGAAACAGTTGCTAGAAGCAAAAAACGTGAGGAGGAAATCAACAAAGCAACCATTTTAGGTCAATCAAATTTAATCCCAAAAATTAATGAGCTTTATGATGCTGAAGAAAAGTTAGCTCAGAAGCAATTTGATTTTGAAGTAAATGGTTATAAGTGGACTGAAGAACAAAAGCTTGATTACACATATGAAACTAATTCTTTGCGATTAGTTGCTGAAGGCAAACTCTCTGAAGATCAAAGAAAGGTTGCTTTAGATGGCCTGAAATTGCAAAAGCAGCAAGAGTTAGGATTACTAAAAATTGCTCAAGAGCAACGTTTGTTTCAAGCTAAATTATTCTTGCTTTCAGAAACTGAGGCAATGCAAGAACGCTACCGATTGGAGCGAGAAGAAATCGCCAAGACGGTAAAAGACGAGGAGGAAAAACGTAAGCGACTGGCATTATCACGTGATCAGGAAAGATTGGAAGCATTTGATCGTGCAGCAAAAGCTGGTCAAGCATGGGGTGGTATTCAAGCTGATATGAATGGCAGTGGTGAGTTCTATAGACTAGATCAAGAACGATCTAGCCGCCTAAGTGCCGCGACAAATCTACTTGATAGTCAGCAAGGTGTGGTTAATTTAAATGAACAAAATTCTATTGAGGCTTTAAATGCACAATTTGAGCAACAGCTTATAAGTCAGCAGGATTACGAAAATCAGAAAACAGCTATCATTCAAACTGCTCAAGATCAACGTAATCAGATTGCTGCTGAATATGCAAAGAATGCTAAGGATATTGAAGATAAGTATCAACAAGATCGCTTGAACACTCAAATTGCATTTGGTGGCCAAATGATGGGTTCACTCACATCGATGTTTGGTTCAATGTTTGGTGAGCAGTCTAAAGCATACAAAATAATGTTCGCTGCAGATAAAGCTTATGCGATTGCAGCAGCCGGTATTGCGATTCAGCAAAATATTGCAGCAGCTTCAAAAGCTGGTTTTCCTCTTAATTTACCGTTGATTGCTGGGGCGGTTGCTCAAGGCGCTAGTATCATTGCAAACATCCGGGCAATCAAAGATCAAGGCTTTGCTGAAGGTGGTTACACTGGATCTGGTGGAAAATATGAACCTGCAGGTATTGTCCATAAAGGAGAGGTGGTCTGGTCCCAAGAAGATATTCACCGTTGGGGTGGTGTTGGGTTAGTTGAAAATATGCGCAAGAGTGCAAATCCTGAAGCATTTATCAATAATCATGCTATTAACAACACTTCAGCAGAAAATGTCTTTAATCGTTCATTCCTAAGCTCTAAAGCTTTTAATGATAATCAAAATATCTCGAATATCTTTAATCAGCCTACTCGAGAGACTCAGATTATCGTTAATGCTTTCAAGCCAAGTAAAGACGCGGGGTCAAGATCAGGAGATGTTCAGAACATTACTAACCAGTATGCTGGGAACAACACCAGCTTTAGCGAAGTTCTAGATAAATCGATTCAAAGTAGTAAATCCTTTAATGCTAGCAAGTCGATCGCTTCTAGTCTCTCTAACTCAAAAGTTCTAAATAGTAATGTTTCAAACAGTACCGTGCAGAATGCTGAGAAAGAATTGCTGAAAGAAGTTTCTATCTTCAAAGACAATGGTTTTGCAGATGGAGGCTATACAGGCAAAGGTAATAAATATGAGATTGCTGGTGCCGTGCATAAAGGTGAAGTTGTTTGGTCCCAAGATGATATTAAAAAATGGGGTGGTGTTGATAAAGTTGAACAGATGAGAAGGGCTACAAATCCAGAATCATTTGTTTCTAACTATGCTCAAAACCATACCACTTTTGAGAGTATCTTGAATCGGGCCAATCAGAGCTCTAGGATTTTTAACCAGAGCAAAGAAATCTCGAACATCTTTAACCAACCAGTTCAGGATGATCAGATTATTTATAAGGGCAATGGCAACGTGCCTACTTCAGCAACTTCTGATCTATACCACGATGGCAAGGTCTACTTCTCATCCAATGGTTTAGTTCAGGATCGATCAAATCTTGAGGATGTTCAAGACTTCACGATAAGTCAAGCTTCTCGACCTCAAGCTGAGATTATGCCTTCAATTGAACCTTCTACACCGACAATCAATTTCAAAATTGAAGTGATTAATCAGGTGAGTGGAGCGACAGTTGAAGCTGAACAACTGGATGAGCAAACAGTCCGGATCATTGTTACAGATGAACTGGATAAGCAGCTTCCAAGAAAGGTACCGAAACTTGTAAGTGACCAAATTGGGAATCCAAACTCAACCATTAGTCGGTCTTTGACTGAGAATACGACAGCAAGACGGAATCGTACTTAATAATTTGAACCCTTTTCGGAGGGTTCATTTTCATAATATTTAAATTTCAAGGTGATAGAGTTTGTTGGCATTAAAATTGATGGTTAAGATATGAAAAAAATAATTGTAATTTCTACAATACTTTTAGGCCTTACGGGCTGTGCCATTCCTGCAGTAAATAATCTCGTAAGATCCACAAATATGTATCAAGATGAAATAGCAGGCGATACAGCGAATTTAAGGGTTTATAGAAGTAATGTACCCATGGTGCAGTTCTATATTACTTATCAAAATAATGAGGGTGAAAAAATTTCAAAAAACCTAATAACTAAGCAGATT